AAATTATGAAGCTAATAAAGTTTTTGAAAATTACTTAGGTGGATTAAAAGAAGAAATTGCAAATCTTCCTAAAGTCAAATATTATGATGATCATATTCATGAATTGAGAAGAGATATAAAAAAGGATGTATCAAAACTAGAAAAGGATACCTCTGCAAGTATTGCTGAATTATATAAAATTGTTGAAGAAATAAAAGGTAAGCAGCAAATATTGAAAGAAGATATGGAGATCGTAAATGATCGACCCATAATGCCTGACCCTGAAGAAAAACAGGGTGATGATCCTCTTACTCCAACTGGACAAAAGTTTGCTACATTAAAGGACTTGGCAGCAAACTATAGGTTGTTTGTTAATAGGGTTGAGCAACAATTATACTCCATTGGTGGAGGTGGTGCTGGAAAAATATATGACCTTGATGATGTTGTTGTAGGTTCAGCAACTACTAATGGAACGATGTTGATCTATGAAGCATCTACTAAAAAATGGGTTGGTATTGCAAGTACAGCAATTGGTGGTGCTGCAGATGAATTAGCTGCTGGATGTGAAGGTGCTGATCTTACTTTAAGTGGCGATCTTTCTGTTGGTGGAGATCTAAATGTTACTGGTGATTTATCATATGATGAGGTTACTGGAAGAAATTATAATATCACAGGAGTTGCAACTATTAATCAGGGAATATCAACTAATTTTAATGTAACTGGTGTTTCCACTATTAACCAATTACAATCCACAAATTTACATGTAAGTGGTATTTCAACCTTTGTAGGTCTTGCAACTTGTGGTATATTAACTGCATATGAATCTATCACAATAGGATCTACTAATATCCTTACTGAATTGGGTAATAAAACTTCTATTGGATTAGCAATTGCGTTAGGATAAATAAGTATACAGAACCTATTTTTTTAATGAAAAAGTGTCCTCAAGGTGAATATTATTGTAATCAGGATAAGAAATGTAAACCCATTCCCAGTGGATATCACACCGCTCGTGGTGGTTTTTTAGTCAGAGATGATTACAAAAAGAAAAATGGTAATGGAAATGGACATTCCAATGGAAATGGAAATGGAAATGGAAACGGTTCTAATGGTAATGGCAACGGTGGAAACGGTGGTGGAGTTAGTGAAGCCATCCGTCTTGCACCTAAGACAGGAAATATAATATCTGTTAATTTGGCATGGAGAGGAAACGACTACACTCTTAAAATGTTTTTCCCTCATGTCAAAACCCCTTCACGCAGAGAAGTACAGGATCAAGTGAGAAAAGTGTATCCTAATGCTAAACTCTGGAATTACAAAGTCTCGGACTATGACCCTGGAGAACCACTCCTCATCGGAGGAGAAAAAAACTAAAGAACTGGAAAAGAAAGTAGAAAATTTAGAAAAAATATTAGAACTACAAAGAAAAACTATCGAACACGACAAAAAATTTGGTAAGTATGAAATGATGTAATTATGGAAGACATTTATTTAGGTAATCCCAATCTAAAAAAAGCAAATGTTCAGCAGGAGTTTACTGAAGAACAGATTCTTGAATTTATGAAATGTGCAGGAGATCCTGTATATTTTGCAAAAAGTTATATGAAAATTGTTTCTCTTGATGAGGGACTTGTTCAATTTAAACCATATGATTTTCAAGAGAAGTTAATTAGAAACTTTCACGAAAATAGATTTAATATATGTAAGATGCCTCGTCAGACTGGTAAGTCTACTACGTCTGTATCATATCTCTTGCACTATATTGTTTTCAACGATAGTGTCAATGTAGGTATTCTTGCAAACAAAGCAGCAACTGCCAGAGACTTGTTAGGTAGATTACAGACTGCTTATGAGAACTTACCTAAGTGGATGCAACAAGGTATTATATCTTGGAACAAAGGTTCAATGGAGTTGGAAAATGGTAGTAAAATCTTGGCAGCTTCGACTTCTGCTAGTGCTGTTCGTGGTATGTCTTTTAACATCCTCTTCTTGGATGAATTTGCTTTTGTTCCCAATCACATCGCTGAAGCTTTCTTTTCTAGTGTTTATCCTACTATTACTTCTGGTAAAACAACTAAAGTTATAATGGTTTCTACCCCTCACGGGATGAACCATTTCTATAGATATTGGCACGATGCAGAAAGACAGAAGAATGAATATGTTCCCACTGATGTGCATTGGTCTCAAGTACCTGGCAGGGATGATGAATGGAAGAGACAAACAATTGCCAACACATCTGAGCAACAATTTAAGATTGAGTTTGAATGTGAGTTCTTAGGATCTGTTGATACTCTTATTGCACCGTCTAAACTTAGATCATTTGTTTATGAAGCACCTATTATAAGGAAAGCAGGTTATGATTGTTATGAGCAACCTATAGAAGGTCATGATTATGTAATGACTGTTGACGTAGCAAGAGGAGTGAGTGAAGATTACTCTGCCTTTGTGGTTGTAGACATTACAGAGTTCCCTCATAAGGTTGTGGGTAAGTATAGGAATAATGAAATTAAACCTATGATATTCCCTAATGTAATTTGGGAAGTGGCAAAGAATTATAATAATGCATTTATAATGTGTGAGGTGAATGATATTGGTGATCAAGTAGCATCCATTCTAAATTTTGATCTTGAATATGAAAACTTACTAATGTGTTCTATGAGAGGTAGAGCAGGTCAAGTTGTAGGTCAAGGGTTCTCTGGTAAGAAGACACAACTTGGAGTTAAGATGTCCAAGACAGTTAAGAAGATTGGTTCTCTTAATTTAAAATCTCTTATTGAAGCAGATAAATTAATATTCAAAGATTATGAGATTATATCTGAATTAACTACCTTTATTCAGAAGAGTAATTCATTTGAGGCAGAGGAAGGTTGTAATGATGACCTTGCTATGTGCTTGGTGATATTTGGTTGGTTAGTTCAGAGTGATTACTTTAAAGAACTTACAGATCAAGATGTAAGAAAGAGATTATATGAAGAGCAGAAGAATCAACTAGAACAAGATATGGCTCCATTTGGTTTTATTGTAGATGGTACTGATGAAGATAATTTTGTTGATAGTGAGGGTGATCGATGGTTTATAGATAATGGGTCAATGGATACATCTGCTTCTCCTGCTTCTTGGAATGCGGATGAGTATGGTGACAGATCTTACAACTGGGAATATCGGTAATGGAATTTGACAAGCAACTTAAATTAGGACATCTGTTGCTTGTAGATAGAAAATGTAGAACTTGTGGAGAGATGAAAAATCTCATAGATGGTTTTTACAGAACAAGAAAAAGTAGAGGAGCAGTTCCATCCTCTTACTCTTATGAATGTAAGATTTGCACTATAAGAAGAATTGTAGATAGAAGAAAAAAGAAAGCATTTAGTGATTGGGCATATCCAGATTGGTAGTGTTCACTCCATGTTTCCCCGCTGAAAATAACCTTTTTGATAAATATTTTCAGATAAACTGAGACATCGGAGAAAAACATGGCCACTCCTCAATTATCTCCTGGAGTACTGGTAAGGGAGGTTGATTTAACCATAGGAAGAGCAGAGAATGTATTAGATAATATCGGTGCAATTGCTGGACCGTTTGAAATTGGACCTGTTGATGAACCTATTGATATTACAACAGAAGAAGATTTAGTTAATACTTTTGGTAAACCAATTGGAACAGATGCACAGTATGAATATTGGATGACAGCATCATCCTTCCTTTCATATGGTGGTGTTCTTAAAGTGGTTAGAACTGCTGGTAGTAACCTCAACAACGCAAACGCAGGTGTTGGTGTTGCTTCTACTGCTGTTCTTAAAATTTACAACTATGATGATTATCTAAACAATCATCAAAGCGACGCAACATTTAATTATTCTGCAAAAAATCCAGGAACTTGGTCTAATACACTTAAAGTTTGTACAATCGATGATTTTGCAGATCAAAGAATTGGTATTAGCACTAATAACTTAGCACTTGCTGGTGCTACTGTTGGATTTGCTGTTACTGCCAATATAGACGGAGCAATAATTCCAGGAATTGGAACTACGGGTGGATTTACTGGATTCCTTAAGGGAATTATTACTGGTGTAAGTACTGACTCAACCAACTCTAATTCTACAATTGATGTTAAGATTACTGATAGAATATCGGCTATTGGTGGTATTACATCTTACTTCCCAATTGATTATGCGGAAGGAAATAGTATAGCAGCATATACAACATCATCTGCTGTTCAATTCTTGAATAATTCGGGGGTTACTACTGGACACTCTGCTAGTGCAGCATATACTCCAGCATCTGTTAAAGACTGGTATGATGAGCAAACTTTAAATCTTAAAAACTCAACAACTTATTGGAAGACCATAGCACCAAGACCAACCACTAGCAATTTTGTTAGTGAAAGGAAGGGTAAGAATGATGGTATTCACGTTGTAGTTGTTGATGATGAAGGTAGAGTAACTGGAATCAAAGGAAATGTTATTGAGAAACATTTAAACCTATCTAAGGCAAAAGATACAATTTCTGCAGTTAATCCTCCACAAAAGGTATACTATAAAGATTATCTTGCTCTTTATTCTGAAAATATTTACGCAGGTATTAACCCATCTAATGCAAAAGATTCTCAGTGGGGTACTACTCCTCGTGCTTCTGGATTCTCAACAGTATGCACTCCTGTTACAACTGGAGATGGTTTATGGGGTCTTGATGCACAGGGTGTTACTTACTCAGTATTGGGTAATGTAGCATATGAATTAAGTGGTGGACAAGATTATGGTTCAATTCCATCTGGTGAAACAAAAGGTGGAATGAAGGCTACACTAGCCGATCTAATGACATCCTATAGATTGTTTAGTAATAAGGATGAAATTGAAGTTGACTACTTAATAATGGGTCCAGGTTGTGAAGTAGAATCTGATTCGCAAGCAAAAGCAAATCAACTTCTTTCACTTGCTGGAGAAAGAATGGATTGTATGGCAACAATCAGTCCACATAAAGCAAACGTGGTTAATATCACCAACACTGATACTCAAACCACTAATGTGATTAACTTCTTCAGTCCACTTTCCTCATCATCTTATGGTGTATTTGATAGTGGATACAAGTACATGTATGATAGATTCAACAATGCATTCCGTTACATTCCTTGTAATGGAGACGTTGCTGGTCTAATGACTCGCACAAACATAGTTGCTTATCCTTGGTTCTCTCCCGCGGGACAAGCAAGAGGTGTTATTAATAATGCAGTTAAACTTGCATATAACCCATCAAAAGCACAGAGAGATAAACTATATCCAAATAGAATCAACTCTTTCGTAACCACACCTGGTATCGGAACACTTCTATTCGGTGATAAAACTGCTCTTGGATATGCATCAGCATTTGATCGCATTAATGTTCGTCGTTTGTTCCTTACAATTGAGCAAGCACTTGAGAGAGCAGCACAGGCTCAACTCTTTGAACTCAATGATGAGTTGACGAGAGCAAACTTCCGCAATATTGTGGAACCTTATCTTCGTGACATTCAGGCAAAAAGAGGACTTTATGGATTCCTCGTTGTTTGTGATACTACAAATAACACTCCTGATGTTGTTGATAACAATGAATTCCGAGCAGACATCTTCCTGAAGCCTGCGAAGTCCATTAACTACATTACCCTAACCTTTGTT